ACGACCCCGAAGGCTACGTCCTCAAAGAGGGTGCCGAAGTCGCCAGTCTGGATGAGATAGTGCAAGCTGAAAGCCGATTTTAATGAGCAAGAAAGGAAGGCCAGCGGGGTCGAAAAAAGAGGACACCAAAGAAGGAATTGTCCGATTCCGCTGCGACATGCGCCATAAATCGCGATGGGTCAAACTAGCTCAGAAGCAACAAACGACCCTTTCGAAATGGATCATATCCCGCCTTAATTCGGATTGATTCACATTCCACAAATCACAAGCTCCCGCTGATCTAGAATCAGCGGGAGCTTTTTTTTAAGCGGATGGCTTCATTTTTCGCTATTCTGGCGGCGCAATGAATCAAGCAGCAACAGTTCCGGCGAATTCATGGGAGGAAGACGCGACAATAGTTACGACTTCAAAACGTCGGCTCTCTAAATGGGGAAGCACCTCGCAGGCTGGCAAAATCCTATTCGGCGCAGGCCGAAAAAAGGTGGGCATGCTCCGAGAGGCCGGACTCATTCGGGGCGTAAAGCAAGGAACGGCAAAAAATTCGCATTGGAAATATGACCTTGTGAGCGTTTGGGAGGCCAAAGTCAAATTTGAGACCGGCGAGCATCTCGACACTCTTTTGCGCTAATTTTGCGCCATTTGCGTCAGTTGGGAACATGCTGCGCGGTTTAGTGGTTTCTTCGCAGCGTCAACCAGACGCACCTATGAATTCTCCAAAATCTCCGGCCAAGTCGAAAACGATTCATTTCCAAATTCTCACCATTCTCTCGGTCTTGGTGCCAGGCGTTAAAGATTGGCTGGTTGCTAACCCGGAAGCGTTTCTTTCGCTGCTAACGGCGGCGAATGTAATCTTGCGACTCGTAACTAAAGGGCCGCTAAAAATGTCTGTAGGAAGTAGTAATAGCGCGAGCGCGGTCGGGGTTTCCCTCATTGGGTGGTTGTTCATGTCCCTGGCCGCGCTCAATTTGACCGCTTGCGCCGGTGCTTCATTTCATGCTGGCGTAAAGGATAACGCGACCGGCATCGACGCTCAATTTAACGTCAACCTGCCGCCTGTTGTCGTCGGCGAGAAGTAAACCTTTTCGGGCTTTCGAGGGCTGATTGCTAAATGTAGGCCTGTGGACGGAGCCCGATATTCAACGACAAAAAAGCAGAATGACCACCCTGGAGGACTTCATCCAATATCACGCCACCGGCGGCGACATCTCTTTAAGGGTGGTGCAGATGAGCAGCAACAAACTTGCCGACTTGGTTGATGAGATCAAGCCGCAGCTCCCAAATTGCACCGATGAATCATTCCTTGCCGGGCTGCATGCCTTGCTAATTGTCACAGCGGCAAACCGCTTCTTTAAATCCCTCGATTGATACTTGCAGAATGCTTGCCGAAGTTCCCGCCGCCACCAAAATGCTGATTCCTCTTACCGTAGGATCGGCAGTCGCAAACGCCAGCGTCGGCGATTGGCTGGCCAACCTTGCTTTCCTCCTCGGAATCGCCGTGGCGCTTAAGCACTTGCTGGCAAAAAAAACCGACTGGCCTTCACCCGTAACGGTTGAGCACCAAAAGACCCTGGCAGGGCTCGAAGAGCTGCGACTGCTCGACAGCGAGGTGCATCGGCTTTTCGAGTTGGAAAGAAAGAACGCAAGAGAGGAACTCGCCCAGATTCACAAGCGAATCGACCAGGTTGCAAACTCGGCAGCATCGACCGCCGCGAAACTGAGCAACGTCGACCAGAACCTCGGCAAAATCTTGGACAAATTGATTTGATGAACTTGCAGCGCGAAATCCTCGAAGTCCTCCGGGACGTGAGCGGCCACCTTATGACCACCGCCTCGGTGCATGCGCAGGTAAAGTGCTCGACCGGCGAGGACAAGACACTGACCGACGTGGCGAGTGAACTCAGAGGCTTAGAGCGCAAAGGGCCCGCACCAGCCCTCGATCCTGACGATTTTGGTCACCGCTGGGCCATCACAGATGCCGGGAAGATGCGACTCGCAGATTAACAAAGTAAGCTATGCCGCGAAAAACAAGAAAAGACTCCAAACTCGACAGCCTGCCGCCGGATCGGTTCGAGCAGCTGCGGGATGGCTTGCTTGGCGATTGGGGCTATGAAGAGGCCCGCGAGTGGCTTGGGAAAAAGTGCGACGTCACGATTTCAATGTCTGGTTTGTCTGCCTTTTTTGCGCGTCATTGTGCGCCAGTGCTCAAGGAACGTCGACAGCTGGCAGTTCTTCGGGCCCAGGAATTCACAAAAGCGGCGAAATCCTCCCCGGTCGACTGGGACGCTGCCGCGATGGAAAAGCTGAATCAGATATTTTTCGAGATCCTCCTTCAGCCCGACGTCGACGCTGCCACCGCGAAGCGATTCGGCGATATGCTCCTAAAAGACAAGTCGCTAAATATCGACCTGCGGAAAATGCGCCTGCTGGAGAAAAAGGCCAAGCGTCTCGACGACGCCAAGAAATCACTTACCGCCCAGAAAGACAACGGCGGCTTGAGCGAGGAAACGCTTGAAATTATCGAACGCACTCTCGGAATGCTATAATGCCCGCCACCCTTCCAACTCACGCCAAGAAATTTCGAGGGCGAGCAAAGAACATCCCAGAGCGGGAGATGTTCATGCTGCCCTATCAGTCTCGGTGGATCAAAGACGACTCGATCCTAAAGTTAATGGAGAAGTCACGCCGGTGCGGGGTTTCCTATGGCACCTCCTATGCGAAGGTGCGGCAACATGCCCGCAAAGATCACGGCACCGACACCTGGGCCAGCTCCCGCGACGAACCATCCGCGAGGCTCTTTAAGCGGGACTGCACAACCTTTGCAAAGGCGCTCAACGCCGGGGCGAATGATCTCGGCGAGCGTGCGGTCGATGACGACGGCAACCTGGCGCACGTTCTGCGCTTTTCGAATGGCTCCGCGATCAACTCGCTTTCGTCGAACCCGGACGCATTCGCGGGCAAGGGCGGCGACGTCGTTCTTGACGAGTTCGCCCTTCGCAAAGACCCCAAACTCGTTTGGGACATTTCCGCGCCGACCATTGACTGGGGCGGGATGCTCGAAATCATTTCGACCCACCGGGGAAGCGGTAACTATTTTAATACCCTGATTCGCGAGATCAAAGAGAAAGGCAACCCGAAAGGCATCTCTTATCACTCGGTCACTTTGCAGGACGCGCTCGACCAGCACTTCCTTTGGAAGCTGCAAACCAAGCTGCGCGACGGCGACCCGCGCCTCGACATGGACGAGGGCGACTATTTCGATTACCTCAAAAACCGCGCATCTGATTCGGCGAGCTTCCGGCAGGAGTATATGTGCGAACCCAGCGACGACGCCGAGGCTTTCCTTGAATATGCCCTCATTGACGCCTGCACCTATCAGCCAGGAGTAGAGTGGGAATATTCCCTTGAGCGCATGGCAACCTGCCCAAATCAGCTCTTCGGCGGCATCGACATCGGGCGCACCAACGACCTGACCTCGTTTACTATCTTCGAAAAGGTCGCCGGGCATTACTTCATGCGCAAGCGCATCGACCTGCAAAACGTGGCATTCTCCAAGCAGGAAGCCGAGATTTATCCCTGGGTGGAACACCTGACCCGAGTCTGCGTCGATAAGACCGGCCTCGGCATGCAGTTTGCCGAGCGCCTCGCCGAGAGGTTTGGAAAGTATCGATGCGAGGGCGTCACCTTTACCAGCGGCAGCAAAGAGGCGCTCGCCTATCCAGTGCGGAGCGCATTCGAGGATCGTGGCATCTCGATTCCATTCGGAGACAAAAAACTCGAAGCTGATCTTCGCGCCATTCGCAAAGTCACCACCGAAGCTGGCAACGTGAGGTTCTCCGCTGACCGGGGCGCAGGCGGTCACGCCGACCGCTTCTGGGGCGTTGCCCTGGCGCTCCATGCCGGATCTCAAACAAACTCCAACTTTAGAGCCTCCCTAATTAACTTTTCTTGATGATCAAACTTCGCTCACATTTCGCTTCTGACGCGCTTTCGTTCGTTTCGGGTAGGAATTCCCGCAAAACGTCCGAAAGCGATTTTGCAACGCTTTGCAGTGCGAGCGCAGCCCTGCTGCGGATCGCAACACCAGAGAGGAGGGCGGCATGAGCAAAAAGAATTTAGTCTTCGATCTAAAATCGCGCCAGATGGTGCCCGCGAATCTTGCGCCGCAGACGGTGCAAAAATCGTGGGAGGGCACGGTGAGAGAGTTTGCGAATGGCTACTCGCCTGGCGACATGCGCGAGACCTCGTTAAAGTCGCCCTTCGAGCATTCGGTCTGGGTGCGCTCGGCGATTGCCCATTGCTTCAATCCGATTAAGACGGTGCCGCTGAAGCTATCGCAAGCGGGCGAAGAATTCGAGCAAGCCGAGGTCGCCGACTTCCTTGCGAACCCCGCCGCCGCTCCAGGCGGGCGCTTTAAACTTGCGACGCTCATCGAGGCCTGCACGGCATGGTGGAAGCTTAACGGTGAGTTTTTCCTGATCCTCGATGACAGTTGGCTGCGCGACCGGCCCGAAAGTATCCGATTCAAGTCGCCTGCCATCGTGGCGCGGCCCGACGAAATGCAAGAAGTCTGCGACGGTGGCCAAGTCGTCGGCTGGCGGTATCAACCGGCGGGAGGCAAATATGCCGCCGAGCTTCTCATCGCCGACCAGGTGATCCATAAAAAAGCATTTAACCCCGACGACAAAATTCGCGGGCTTTCCGATTGGGAAAGTGCGAAAATGGCGACCGATAGCGACTACGCTGCTGGCAAATACGCGAAGCACGTCATGGACAGCAACGGGGACACCGGCCCGATAGTGACTGGCGAAGGGACAATTTCGGAGGAACAGGAGCAACAAGTAAAGCGGGCCTTGCGCGAAAAACAAAGGCGCTCCCGGAACGGCGAAAAGCCTCCCCTCTTCCTCGTCGGCTCTGGTCTTAAAGTGACCGAGCCCACCGCGCAGTCGATTGATTCGGACTATGTCGGCCAGCGCCTTGCAAACCGCCATGAGATATACATCGCATTCGGCGTGCCGCCCTCATTTGCGGAAGTCATGGCAAGCTATTCTGTCGGCTCGGCCTCTGACCGCCTGCGAAATATCGAAGACAACTGCCAGCCGATGGCGGTCGAAATTGCCGACGCGCTCGAAGAGCTGCTCAACGGGCACGGGGTGCGCCCTGCGGTGCTCGAAGCTGCGGGCGGCTTCGTCGAGGTCGCTTTCAATTGGGACGAACACCCGACAAAACAACAAGTGCGCGGCGAGCGCACGACCTCTGCCGTTGAGCTGGTCAAGAATGGCATGCCTTGGGACGTTGCCAGCGATTACTTAAACCTAAACCTGCCCGCCTTCCCCGGAAGCGATGCCGCTCGCGTGCCTGCTTCAGCGGTCGAAGTTGGAGAGGTCGCGCCAGAAATCCCCGCCGAGCCGCTGCCGCCAGCGGAGGACAAAACGCCCGACCCGCTTGCGCAGATCCGCAAGGCCTTTGAGGGACGCAAAAAGACAATCGTCACAAAAGCGCCTTCGCTAGTCGCTCCGGCATTCATGGCGGCATCTGCCAAGCGTGGACTCAAGCTGCATGAGGAAGGCAATTCTGGCGACGGTTTGCGGCCCGCCACCGTCCGGGATGCTCGCAAGATGGCCCAGGGTGAAGCTTTGAGTGCTGAGAAATGGCGAAAGATTGCGCCTTGGATCGCCCGACATATCGGCGACCTCGACGCCGTAGACGGTGATGAGATCACGCCAGGGCTGGTTGCCATGCTCCTATGGGGTGGCGGCTCGTCCAAGACATCAGCGAGACGGGCGCAAGAATACGCCGAGCGCATCGTCTCGCAGCTTGAAAGCTCCAAGTCTCAAACCAAGGCTCTCTCCGAATCGATGGAAGAGCCGGAGCTTAACGAGCCTGACCCGGAAAAGGTCGCGATTTGGAAGAAGCTGGACGCTCGTCGGGCTGCCTGGCGCAAGCGATACAGGTCGCGCATCTCGCGTCTTTTGATGAGTGCGCGAAAGCTTACGCTTCAACGCATCGAGCAGGCTGGAAAGGCTGGCAAAATCAATAAATCGCTCGTTCTTAAAAATGGCGCGGCTGATCTCGTCTTTGACTTGCCCGAATGGCTGACCGAATTCCTTGAGGGAATGACCGAGGTTTCGCGCCGCACAATGCAAAGCGCCGTGCTTGAACTCTGGCAGGATGAACTAGGACGAGATGACGACCCCGCCACTATGCCCGACCGCTTGATCAGGAGAGTCTTGCAAGAACGCCGCAACCTCCTCGCCGAGACCGCGCAGACCATTTATGACGACATCAAAGACGAGCTCATCGAAGGAGTCGAAAACGGCGAAACAATGGCCGAGCTGTCTGGGCGGGTGCGCTCTGCTTTTAATGGCATTAACGATTCCCGCGCTGAAAGGATCGCGGCCACGGAGGTCACTGCCGTATATGAGAAGGCTAGGCAATCGACATTCGAAGCGGCAGGCGTGACTCACAAAGAATGGATCACAAGCGGCCTCCCGGATGTGCGCTTTACCCATTTCGAAGCAAACGGGCAAATCGTGAAAATCGACGAAAACTTCGAGGTCGGTGGTCATTCTATGGCGCATCCTGGCGATCCAAACGGCCCGCCGGAAGAAGTAATAAATTGTAGGTGCATGATGATCGCCAGCACCGGGAGCGGCCTAAAGAACTAATGAATTACGAGCATTCCATATACGTGCGCCAGGTAGGGCTCAAGACGCTTGATTTCTATCACGGCAAGCTCGACGGGCTCAACGGCCCGAAGACCCGCGCAGCTTATGACGCCAGCGCAAAGTCTCTGCGCCAATCGACCGCGCCGACCTCGGCAACCCCTCGCACCTTCTCAAAGTCGGTCGCGCCGCCGACCCCTGCAAATCGGTCGCGGGTCTTCGGGCCCGCTGGCGTCAAAGGTGGGACGACTCCCGCGATGGCCTATTTTAAGCCACCTTATCCGATGCAGTTCACCTGGGGCGGTGCCGTCGCAAGGATTGGTTGTCACCGCCTAATCGCTGCCCCTCTTAAAGCGGCGCTTTCGGAGCTTGCCAGTTTTGGCCCTGCTTGGCTGAGAATGCACGGCCTTCACCTATACGCTGGTTGCTACAACCCGCGAAAAAGCCGAGGCGGGTCGGGAATGTCGGATCATGCCTATGCCGCCGCGATTGACCTAAACCCTGCCGAAAATGGAAACCATTCCCTCTGGCCCGGAGCCGCAAAGATGCCTGCAAAGGTGGTGCATGTTTTCCGCAAGCATGGATTTCAAGTCGGCTTTAACAAAGGCGCAAAGCGCCGCGACATGATGCACGTCGCCTATGTCGAGAGAGATTAAAAATTTAGAATAATGCCAAAGAAAAAACGCAACACCTACAACACCGCAGGCGGCACTTCCTTGAAAATAGGAAAGAAAGCCGACTCTTTTCGCGGGGTGAAAGCGACAATCGACCGGGCCTGCGACGACTTCTTTCGCCGCCGTGGCATGGCGACCGACGGCGAACAATATCTTTACGTGCACAAAAGAATGCCCCTCCCGTCTCACGTTACCGCAAACCGCGCTGTCGCCGAGACCCGCATGCAGGCTTCCCTGAAGGCCATCGAAACCCGCACCCAGCACGCCTCCGCAATCCAAGCGGCCACCTCTTAACCCATCAAAACTATGTCCAAACAAATAACCCGCCGCCACCTCGTCGCAAAAGCCGAGGTCAAAAACGAAAAGGAAGGCTTGGTGAAATATGTCGCCAGCGACGAGACGCTCGACGCCGACGGCGACATCGTGCTCGTTGACGGCTGGGACTTTTCACGCTTCCAGAAGAATGCGCCTTTTCTCAATAATCACCGGCAGCTTTCAATCGAGGACATGCTCGGAAAGGTCATCTCGGCAAACGTCATCGACGGTCAGATGGTGCAGGAGGTCGAGTGGGCGGTCGGAGTCGATCACAAGCTCGCCGACATTGGCTTCGCGATGACCAAGGCCGGATTCCTGAAAGGAGTCTCTGCTGGATTCATTCCGCTTGAGATGATCACCAGACAAGGCACGCCCGACTTTGAGCAGCGGGCGCAGGAGCTTGGCGTGAAGAATTACGAGAACGCCAACTGCATCTATATCAAGCAGCAACAAATCGAGCTTTCAGCTGTTCTCGTCGGCTCTAACCCGAACGCACTTATCAAGTCTTACGAAGAAGGCGTGCTGGGCGAAGGCGATCTCGCCGAGCTTGGATTCAACGACGACGACAAGCGCGACTTCCTCGCTAAGACCGCCGCCGCGATGGAAGACCCAGCCGTCGACGATCTCATGAAGAGCATCATCACGGTGCAGCTAAAACAGATTTTCGGTGAGCGCAAGCTTGCCACTAAGAAGCAGAAAACGACGACAAGCCCTACCTCCGGCACGCCATCCGGCGAGGTAATGGCAAAACGGATGGCCCGCCGCAAAAGCTTCATCAACCAACTGGAAAGCCTCACCAGATAAATCGGGGCACAACTAAAAAAGACAAATGAAAAAATTAAATTCAATTCTCGCTCATGGCGGGCTCTGTGAAGAATTCGACGCCCCGCAAGGTGGCGGCGCACTGGATGAGAAAGACTTCCAGGATCAGGTGCTCAAGGGCATGGGCGAAACAAAAAATCAGGTCGACACCTTGGTGCAGAATTACGACCAGCTTGACGGCAAAACCAAAGAGGCATTCGAGGATCTGACAAAGCAGAAGAATGCTTTCGACGGTTTGCACTCCTCCTTCACTGCGGTCGAGCAGGCATTTAAGAAGCTTCAGGTAAAGCTCTCCGGTGAGCAGCGCCAAGCATTCGGAAGCCCCATCGAGCGCATTGTGCGGGATGAGGAAAAGAATCTCCTCGTCACCGCTATGGTGCGCAAGGCGATCAAAGCCCCGCTTTCCGAAAGCCACGAAGCCGTTCTCAAGACTCTCACGCCAGGCGCTTCGCCGGGCTCGACGATGATCAACGACACCTTGAGCGCCGACATCTACTCGACCCTCGCTCAGTATGGAGTCTGGAACAGCTTTGACGTGCGCCAGGTTTCAAGTTTGAACAATAAGTTCTTAGTCAAGACTGGTCGCCCAGTTGCGAACTTCCTCGCTCCCGGCGCACCCAGCAGCGACGACGCAAACAAAGCAGGCTCAAGCGTAACTGCGGAAGCCAAGACGATTCGCGTTCTCCTCACCGTTGCTAATGAGCTCTTGCAGGATTCCGAAGTGAATCTCACCCAGGACATCCTTAACGACTTTATTCAGGCCGTTTCCTATCGCCTCGACTTTGCATGTCTTCAGGCCGACGGAACCGACGACGCCACAAATGGCGGGATGACCGGTATTTTTGAGGCTGCCACTGCTGCGGGCGCTGGCTCTGGGAATACTACCGTTGAGTCTCTTGACTTTGAAGACATCACGAACTGCATGCTTCTCGTCGAAGAGGGCGTTCTTGATCAAGAGGCTTCTTGGTGGATGCACCCGCGTCAGCTCATTCGGATGCTTTCCATTAAGGACAGCAACGGAAGGCCGATTTTCCTGACTGCAACTGAAGCGCCAACACCTGGCGGGCTGGGTAGCATTTGCGGGGCACCTGTTCGCCGCGCTTTTGCCGCGCCGACCGCTAACTCGGGCGGCTCCAAAATCGCCGTCTACGGTGCAAATGCCGGTCAGGTTGTTGGATTGCGTCAAGGATTCACATTCGATTCCTCCGACGAATTCAAGTTCGACGAGCTCGAAACCGCTTATCGCGGAGTTGCTCGCGCTGGTAATGCAGTGCGCGACACCGGAGCCTTCGCAGTTCTCACGACTGCCTCCTAACTAATCCGCAGCCCGTCTGCGGGCGGGCTGCATATTCTCCAAAGCAATGAAGGCAAAGAAGCCAGAACCAAAGAAAGCCTCGTCGAGTGGCGTCAAAGCAATCGCCCAGAAGCGTCTGGGCGAGAACGGCACAATCTACGAGGTCGGAGAGGAATTCACGACCACTGCCAAGCGCAAGAAGGCGCTCGGAGATTTGGTGAAATAGCAAAAGCAAACGCGCTTTTTAATACTACCCTTCGCCCGGCGAAGGGTGGGATTTAGAAAACGAAAGAAACAAAACCATGCAAACGATAAACACAAACGGCACCGAATCCCCGGTTGACTTAGACCCCACCGTCGAAGTCTTTCGGGTCTCTGTCCACGGGCTCGCGGAAGGCGACATCCCCTCGGATTCAACCATCCACCTGGAGGTCGAGATCGACGGCGACTTCCGGCGCGGCGGCGTCAGCTGGGCACAAGGTGACGAGCTGACCGCCCGGACGGTCGAATTCCTTAAGGGCGACAGAGTGCAAGCAGTTGTCGCTGGCTCGGCAATTGGAGAGGCCTTCACCGTAAAAATCGCAGACTAATGGACAGGTTTGGTCAGGTTGGCGGCGACTTCTCGCTTCAGAGACACGGGGCACGGGGTGCATTTGGCACGGTTGCGACGAGTTTGCCCTTCTTTGGGGTGAGTCAAATCGCGGGCGTGGCACACTTCGACCCCTTATCCCTCAACCCGATCCTGGCATTTGAGGCGGGGAGTTCGATGCTGGCAGCAGCCACCAACTTAGTTACAAAAACTGACTTCTCTAATTGGATCGCGGCCAGTTCTACAACGCTGACCGATGGGTCAGGTTACCTTGGTGAACCGTCAAAAATCTTTGAAGCGTCTGGTGGAACACACCGAACTTTCCGCACTCCTCCCATTGAGACCACCGCAGGGACAACTTACACCGGCAGCTTTTGGATAAGACGGGTATCGGGAACTGGAACCATTCAACTTTACCACCAATACTCCGCTCAAGGTAATCTTACCAACATCACCAGCGAAATTAGTGAAGAGTGGACTAGAGTAGAACGCACCTTTACTGGCAACGCAAGTAATGGCGATATTTGGTTTGGGATTTGGGTAAACACCCAAGGCGACTCTGTAGAAATCGCAATGCCACAGGTCGAAGAAGGCAGTGTCGCCACATCCTTTAGTAGCCTACCCCCGACTGCGTCAAACCTTGGTTTGGTCGCCACCTTAGACAACCGAGTGAGTGGAGGCGCAAACGCGACCCAGACCACAGCAAGCAAGCAATCCCGCGCCCACGTTCCGATTGGTGACGGGCATTTGTATATTCCAGCCGTGAGCAGTAACTTTGCGAGCGTAAATGCCCCTGTAATACCTGCAACGGCTGATTTTGACATCTCCATTGATTTTATTATTAACCAGTTCGCTTCAGGCACAGGGTATTCTCACCTTCTATCGCAATACCAAGGGAGTGTGAGTGGAAGATTACATTTTGGTTTCTATGACCATCAAAAACTACTTTATTTTTTCTGCGGAGGGGATGGCACAAACCCAAGTATTGACATTAGAACCAGCGTTGACGCAATTACCGAAGGTCAGGAACACACAGCCAGAGTGACAAGGGTAGGTAATACTGTTGCACTTTACCTTGATGGCTCTTTACAACAAACCGCCACCTCTGGAGTTGCAATACTGCAAAAATCCACCACGCAAATCGGGTGGGGCAATGGTAGAGGTCTAAATGGGGCAATACTCAGCGTAAGCGAAGGATCTAATACTAACATTGATTTCTCCGACGGCGACCCCAAAGCGTCTTCCTTTGTCTGCTCGACAGGTCAAACCGTCACCATCAACACATCAGGAACCGACCCTGCCATGATTGTTCGTAAATCATTCATGCGGATGGATCTTGTCGATGATGAGTATGAGTTCACAACGGATTCATCAGCGGTCAACGGAACCATCGTCGTGGCAACCCTTGAGGGAACCTACAGTGCCAACATCTCCCTTGCTGCTTCCACGCAATACGACCTGCAAGCTCGGGGGGTGGCGACAACACCTAACAACGGGTTTTTGAAGAACTCTGTGGGTTACCTAATCTCATCATCGGCACTGAGTGCAAGTGAGATTACTCAGATGGAGAACTACTTTGTTGATAAAGGCGCAGCAGCGAGGAGTGCGTTTGGGAGTGTGACGAGCTTCTACGACGCATGGCGCAACTGCTCCACCCTTACAACCTTCCCAGAGATTGACACATCATCATCAACGGACTTCGAAAAAACATGGTTTGGCTGCTCCTCCCTCACATCCTTCCCGTTAATTGATACTTCATCAGGGCTGAACTTTAGCATTACATGGCGTGACTGCTCCTCCCTCACATCCTTTCCGTT